ACTTTTAAATAATACAGAAAGCTCAACATTTAATAATGTAAAAGAAGCTAAAAAAGCATTATATCAAAATTGTGTTATACCAGAGCTTAACAAAATACAAGATGAATTAAATAGATGGTTAGCGCCAAAGTATGGCGAAAAATTATGTATTGAGTTTGATTATAGTGTTATCCCAGAATTACAAGAGGAAACTGAAAAGGTTGTAAATCAAATGGCTCAGGCATGGTGGCTAACTCCAAATGAAAAAAGAGCTGCAATGAGTTTTGGAACTGATGAGGAAAATCCAATACTAGATGATTATTATATACCAGCTAATTTAATACCGGCATCTGGCAATGATATTGACATTGAAGATCCACAGCCGGCTTTACAAGAACAAGAGGAAAAAAAAACTAAAGTTGACAATATAGAAATCAAAGCAACTTACAATGATTATCCACAAAGTGCAACTAACAATGCTAAACGAGTTAAGAATTGGATCGAAAAACATGGCAGAGATGAAGTCGATGGAATGACTGAGGTTGGCTTAGCTAGAATGAATCAATTAATAGCTAGAGAATCACTTAGTTTGTCAACTTTAAAAAGAACTTTTAGTTTCTTATCTAGAACTAAAGGCGGTGGGTATGATAAAATAAATCCTGATTATAGAGACACCCCATGGAGAGACAAAGGATATGTTGCTTTCTTAGGATGGGGTGGCCAAAGTATGCTGACTTATGCTGATAAAAAATTAAAGCAAATAGAAAATGAGTAATGGAAAATGGAGAGATGCATTTGAAAAGCAAAGGCAAATAACAGAAAAACGTAACATCTCAAAATTTACTAGATATTATCAAGGTCAATACAATAAAGGTGTTGATAATGTTTTAAATACCGGCAATACTAACTATCAAAACCTATTTACTGTTGAATTTTTTAATAATATGTATTTAGAGTTATTTCAAGATACATCAATGCATTTTGCTAAATGGTATGCTAGAACTTTTGACAAACTAATTAAAAAAGGTGTTAATAGCAAAGAATATGTTACTCAATGGCAAGCTGCATTTGGATTATATGCCAAACAAGTAGCAGCAACAAATGTTGTTCTAGTAAGTGGAACTGCAAAAAAAACATTAGTTAAAATAACACAAAGATTGTTTAGTGATCCTGAGTTTATGACTTTAGGTTATGATGCAAAAGCTAGGATATTAAAAAAACAATTTAAAAAATATTCTAGATACCAAGCACAGAGATTAGTTAGAACAGAAACTACAAGGGCCGCAAACTATGGAGTTGAGCAAAGTGCCTTAACTGTTTTTCCTGGCGAAAATCTTATAAAAGAGTGGTCCACATCATTAGATGGCCGAGAACGAGATTGGCATGGCGTGGCTAATGGCCAAAAAGTAAAACAACAAGATTCTTTTATTGTTGGTGGCGAAGCTATTATGCGACCAGGTGAGGGTTCTGGCCGAAATGTAATAAATTGTAGATGCTCAGCTATTTATTATCCAGATCAGTCAAACCAACCTAGCCGATCAAGTAATTTACTATTTAATATCGGTGCTGGCTTAGCAATCAATGAGCTGACAAAGGATTAAAAATTATTTTAGTAATTTTACAAAAAATATATTTATATGGAATTTATTTACAAAGCGGCTCCACTTGGTGATGTTGTTATGGATTTTGATGAAAAAAACAACATTGTTAAAGGTTATGGATCTTATTTTGACAACAAAGATAGCGACCAAGATATTATCAGAAAGGGCGCATACCAAAAAACAATACAAGAAAATGGCTCAAGGGTTAAGTATTTATATCAACATGATATGATGCAGCCAATAGGTAAAATGAAAGAGTTATATGAAGATGACAAAGGTTTAGTATTTGTTGCCGAAGTGCCTAAAACACAACTTGGAACTGATGTTATTGAACTTATGAAAGCTGGAGTAATTACTGAAAATTCTGTTGGTATTATGCCAATAGTAAAAGAACAAAAAGGTGATTATAGGGAAATAAAAGAAGTAAAACTATATGAAATTAGTGCTGTTACTTTAGCAGCAAATGATCAAGCTAAGATATTAGATGTCAAAGGCACAACTAATATTGATCAGATTTACAAAAGATATGACAATATCTGTAAATTAATTAGAAAAGGCAATATCTCAGATGATATGGGATATGCCCTAGAATCCGAAATTATCAAACTCAAAACATATTTCATTAATGCTACTCAGCCAGTTGAGGAAACTACTGAGCCAGTCGAAGTCAAGCAAGAGATTGATGTTTATAAATACTTGTTAAATAATTTAAAATAATTCTTACTAAAATGGAAGAAAACGTAAAAAAACAGCTTGACCAAATAGGGGATCTTATTGATTCTAAATTGGAAAAAGCTCATGGACAAGCACTAGAAAGTGCTACTGGTAAGGCAGATGAAATGCTAAAAAGCGAAATTTCAAACCTTGCTGAAAAATTTAATGAGAGAATGGATCAAATGGAAGTTGCTAACAAAAAACATTTTGAAGCAAAAGAAAATGAAAATCTATCTTTCAAAGGTGGTTTAATGAAACAAATTAATGATGGAGCTATTGAAAATATCGTAAAAGGTAATTCAAGATCTGCATCTTTTGAAGTTAAAGCTGACATGACTGTTGGTGCTGACTTCACAGGTGAAGTTATTCCAGCAGATAGAGTTGCGGGATATAAATTTGACCCTACTCGACCAGTACACATTAGACAATTGATTCCCTCTGGTTCAACAAGCTCTGATGTAATTAGATTCGTAAAAGAATCAGGATATTCAAATGGTGCTGCTACTACTGCTGAGGGAGCAACTTTAGGACAATCTGATTTCGACATGACTGCATCTGACAGCAATGTTAGAAAAATTGGAACATACTTTAGAATTTCTGAGGAAATGTTAGCAGATACTCCACAGCTTACTAGCTATATTTCAGCTAGAGCACCAGAAAAATTATTAAATGTTGAGGACACTCAATTATTATCTGGAAATGGAAGTGCACCTAATTTATCTGGTATCATTACAGATGCTGCTGATTTTGATGTATCTTCTGGTGGAGCATTCTATCAGTCAGTAGATGCAGCTAATGAGTTTGATGTACTTGTTGCATCTTTAAACCAATTAGCTTTATCTAACTACCAAGCTAGTTACATATTATTACACCCAACTGATTTCCACAAAATCTTGTTATTAAAAGACACTCAGAACAATTACTTAAAAGATCAAGTATACTCTGGGTTGCAACCAAACTTTATGGGAGTGCCTGTTATAATTAACAACGCAATCTCAGCTGGTTCATTCTTATGTGGTAACTTTAATGTAGGAACTCAAATGTGGATTAGAGACAACGTAAATGTTGAATTCTTTAGAGAAGACGGCACAAACGTAAGAGATGGTTTCGTAACAGTGAGAGTATCAGAAAGAATCGCTTTGACAAACTACTTGCCAAATGCATTCGTAAATGGTTCATTCTCAACTGCAAAAGCAGCTCTAGAAACTCCATAATAATATTCTTTATTATAATTAAAGGGGAATTAATTTTCCCCTTTTTTTATGGGGTAAACTTAAATAAATTAAAATATATTTTGTTTTTTAAAATATTCTTTTATATATTTGTATTAACAAAAAATTATTACAATGTTTGATATGTATAAAAAATTCTTAAAACAAGATCCTGACAACTGGAAGTGGTTAATAGCAATCCATTTGGTGCTATATACTTTATGTTTAATCCTAATGATAGATTTATAATTATGAGTTCAAAGGCAAGATTTAATCACACAATAAAAAAAGCTAAAGAGCAAGGAAAGTTTGAAAGATATGAAAGACAAAAGCTCAATAACTTATTTAGTATAATGGCAAACGAACAATTAAAAACATTTAAAGATGTATAGACGTTATTTAAGACATTTTTTAGCCATTTTGCTGTTCTTTCTAATGTTTAGGGCGATAGAGCTATCAAATGACTTGTTAACAGCTATTATATTAGGTGTTTTAGGTATATCAGTATTAACTAATAAAAATCATGAACAAGGGAGGTAATAAAATAGTCATATTAGATACAGACACTATAATAGCTAGTTCTATAGATAGAAAAGCATGGGATAATTTACCACCAATAAAAAAACTAATGGTATTTAAACATATGGATGCTATAAGACAAATTATGCAATCACACCCATTGTAATTATATAATTTTGTTTTGTTTTAATTTGTGATTGTGAAAAAGCCAGTTGTTAATTCAGCTGGTTTTTTTTTACTTTTAGTAAATGACACATAACCAAAAAGGGTGCTTTGCTGAATATCACTTTGCAGCTACAGCTATCTCTTTAGGTTACAATGTTTGTACTCCATTAATGAATTCTAGTTACTATGACTGCATACTTGAAAAGGATGGCAAAATGTTTAAAATTCAAGTTAAGTATTTAGGCAAAGACAGATTAAGGCGTGGTAATAGTATGCAAATAACTCTGAGGAGAACTGGTTTACCATCTTATGAAAAAAAGTATGTCGATTATTTTGCATTATATGATGAATCTAATAATGGCTTTTTTATAATACCGAATTTAGGGCAAACCAGCTTAAAGATTAACATTAATGGTAAGTATAAAAATAATTTCAATAACTTTGCACTGATTTCATAAATAAGTTAAGGTGCTGCTACTTAAAAACTAGTGGCACTTTTTTTTTATCTTTACATAAAAATATTAGTTATGAAAATTAAATTATTAACTCAAATCAAAAAAGGTGGTCAAATTTATAAAGAGGGGGATATTATGGATATTGATGAACACAAAATCGACAAATGGATTAAAATGGGTTGGGGTGAATTAATCGACAAAAAGGAAAAGAAAATTAAAAAAGAAACTAAAGAACTAAAGATTGATTCTAAAGAAACTAAAAATGAGACAAATAAAGATTAATTCAACTACTGGAAGTGAAATAGTATCTACTAGCAGTGCAAAAGATTATATTAGAGTAAGCACTACTGCTGATGATAGTATAATCGGTAGTATGATTACACAAGCTAGAATTTGGTGTGAAAATTATATATCAAGAGACATTGTAGCAAAAAACAGAACATATTACATACCACAAACTAATGGCACATTTGATTTGCCATTTGCACCGGTAGCAAGTATATCAAGTATTACAAGTGATGGAACTGCTGTTGATTATACTGTTTTGGGTTTAGACAATGAAACTATTGAGCTTGATGGTGGTGATGCTGACAAAGTAAAAGTTACATATGTAACAAGTGGATTAGATGATGCTTTATTACAACAAGCCATAATGCAATTAGTTTCTACATATTATGATAATAGAGCAGATTTTATAATTGGTAAAAACATAGCTTTAATTCCAACTGATGTAAGAGATATATTAAACTCATATAAATCAATGTTTTTATAATGGATGCTGGAAAATTAGACACTAGGATAGGTATTTATAGATTAAACCAAAGTGCTGATGGTTATGGTGGTTTTACATCTTCACCAAGTTTGCTAACTACATTATGGGCAAATGTTGAATATGTAAGTGGCGAAATGAAAACTGAAAATGGTAGTAGAAAACAAGAAAAGAAAATAAAATTGATATTTAGAGATAAGGCACTTAATAATCCAAGTAATTACTTTGAATATTATTTACAAATAGATGGCAATTCAAATAAATACAGAATAATAAATTTATTTGAAAGTACACCGGATTTTTATACAACAATTGAAGCTGTAAGTTTTTCATAATGAAAAGTAAATTAAAATTTAATAAAAACGACTTAAACAATATAAATCAGATAGTTACTGATTTAGAGGTTGTGGTACAAAAAGCATCTCAAAAAGACATAAATGTCGCAGCAGCAGCAATAGTAAAAGAACAAAAAACTAAAGCACCGGTCGATACAGGTGCATTAAAAGGTAGTTTAAGTTATGGTAAAGAGGGTGTTGGTGTTTACATAGAATCTGCTATGGATTATTCCAGTTATGTAGAATTTGGTACAAGTAAACAAAAACCACAACCATATTTTTTTAATCCGGCAAGAGTAATATTTAGAGATTTTGCAAAAAAATTAGAATCAGCATTAAATAAAAGTACAGAATGAGAGAGCCAATGCAATATATAAGAAAAGCTATAATTGAAGCCATAGGCACTCAAAGCATAAGTGGTCAACCAGTACAAGTTACAAATAGGGTGTCCAGGAGTTTTGATCCCCCATACATTTGGGTTTATAGTGTTGCCACAAATGAGATTGACCAAAACCAACAATCATTTACTAGTGAAGTCATTACAAGGGTAGAAGTTGTTACTAAATATCAAGGCGATTCTGGTGGTGATTTAGTTGCAAATCAGTTAGTAAATACTTGCTTATCTTTGCTAAGAACTAGAACAAGTGGATATTTTGATTTGTCTAGTGATAATTTTAAAGTATATGGATGTAATGTTGAAAGTGTTAATTATAGTCAAGAAGATACAGATGGTGGAACTTACTTTAAAGGAGTTATAGAATTATCAAATAGAGTTGAACAATTAAATTAAAATGGAACATACAGACATGAAATTATATATAATGAACACAATAGCACTAGGAATTTCTTTAAGTAATATTGAGATTTCATTAAGAATAATTTTATTACTAGCTACTATTATATATACAATACAAAAAATTAAAAGTAAAAAAGAAGATGGCAACAAAAATTAGTGAAGATACTAACGTACAATTAGATTTAAAAACAATAGGAATCATTATAGCTGGTACGATTTCTCTTGCCTCTATGTGGTTTACTTTACAAAGTGATATATCTGAATTACAAAATAAAATAGACAATTTTTCTGGTGATGAGTTTGTACAAAAAATGGAGTTTAAATTCAAAGATGAGTTAATACGTTCTAATATAGTTCAGATTGATAAACTTACAGAAAACATAAAAGAAGATGTAGAAGAAAATAAAGAGGCAATAAAAGATTTAGAAGACAAAGTTTTTAAAAGATGAAAAAATTTATATTATGTGTGATATTTGTATTGGTTGCGAGTTTTGTTCATAGTCAAGATGTTACTGTTTTGCAGATAAATGCAAAATGGAACAAACAAAATAACTATGATTTAAGTGGTATTACTGGAGCTACTGTAAAATTTAGTTGGTTAAAAGATCAACCTAAAGATGTACAGAGTAGTATTCAATCAGTACCAGTTATAGTTATTATTGATGGCAATGGTAGGGTAAGGAGACAATTTGTAGCTGACTTATCATTTAAAATCCAGGAAACCAATATGGAGATTCAATACGAAATAAACAGAATTAAAAGAACTAGGAGAGCATCAACAAACTAATAAATGAAAATAAGCGAACACATATCGTATAAAGAAGCTACAAGAAGTGTTACAGCATTACGTTTAGTGATAGATAATACACCAAATGAGTATCAGCTACAAAATATGGAGATCATTGCTAAGAATGTATTTGAGCCACTTAGAAAAGCTGTTGGTGGTGCTATAAAAATTAATTCTTTTTTTAGATGTGAGGATTTAAATAAAGCAATTGGTGGTTCAAGTAAATCTCAACATTGTCAAGGCAGAGCTATTGATATTGATGATAATTATGGTTATATGAGCAACAATGATATGTATAAATACATAAAAGAAAATTTAGATTTTGATCAATTAATATTTGAGTTTCCAGATGAAAATGGCAATGCATCCTGGATTCATGTAAGTTATGTAGATGCTGATTCTAACAGAAAAAGATGTTTAAAAGCTATCAAGGAAAATGGCAAAACAAAATACATTGATATAACTAATGAATAAATTTCAATTTGGAATTATGGAAACTTTAAGCAATGGCTTATTATTAGGATTTGCTTACTATCCATATGATGATGAAAGTCAATTTTCTGAATTAAATGTTTATTTAGTTTTATTTGGTTTACACTTTAGATTTTATAGTTATGAGCGATAAAAAGAAATTCAAAGAGACAACAGTAGGAAAATTATTATTTGGTGCTGCATCAATGATTAATCCAACACTAGGAAAAGTTTTAAATGGTGTTAGCTCACCACAAGAAGCATTAGCACAAATTGGTAAGGCAAAAATATCTAATGAAGATAAAATTAGATTACAACAATTAATTTATGACCAACAAAACAAAGAAATAGAATCTATTACTAGTAGATGGAAAGCTGATTCAATTAGCGATTCTTGGCTAAGTAAGAATGTGCGACCACTTGTTTTAGTTTGGTGTATAGTTGTTTTTTCATTGGCTGGTATATTAGATAGTATTGAAAGTGTGCCATTTCATATAGGTGAAACTTGGAATTATACATTTGAAAAGGTGATGATGGCAGTAGTGTTAGCA